TGCAACAATTTTTAGGACCGGCTTTTAGATCATTACTATTTAAAAAGACATATAATTATTTTAATAAAGAGCGTAATAAGCCTCGAAATGTTACTAATGTATCTAGACTGCTTAACTTTTTACAACGAGTAAGAACTGAAACAGGTGATATACAATTACAACTACAGTGTGAAGAAATAGAATCATCACTTTTAGGTATGTCGTTATTACAAGAAGACTTGTTAGCTTATAATACAAATGGTGCTGTAAATCTTTATACTAATGAAGGGCGATTAGGAAATATTCCTATAAGTGAAGATGAGACTGTAAGTAGAGAGGAGCTACGAGACGAATTTACTACAGTAGCTGCGGCTACTGCACGTGCACTAGAGATAGGATGCGTTGGATACCATACCCATAATGAAGACGGTACCACTTACTACATGCCTTGTAGTTCTATGGAAGAGTATGAGACTCTTACTAATCAGTTAAAGACGGTCGTTGATACTGATTCGCTTATTAGCGAAGTAGATTGCTTAACTGCACAACCTATGGAAGATAAAGAACTTACGTATTAAACGTCACCGTTTTCTTCTATCTTCATATCTTCATAAGGACCTACTACTGTTCTATAGTATTCTTGTTTACAGCATTCTAAAGCTCCAATCATTTCATTACAGTTAGCATAATTTTTACCAAATGCTCTAAGATAATTATCGATAAAAACTGTAATTACATAATTCAACTCTCCGGCATTTTTAGGTACATAATTAAGACCTGTTGCATTGAGCTTTTCTTCTACGTCTTCTCTTTGGGATGGTTTAATGTATGGCATTTTCTAAATTTACTAAGCAAGCAAAAGCATTAATCTCTTTATCTACTACAAAAGCACTCTTATATAAATGATCAGCAATAGTAGCTATAAACGTTTTTTTTCTAGTATCATCTAAGTTACTACTATATATAAAGTTTAGAAAGTTAGCTAATAGAGTATCATAGTCACCATGAAACCTATCTTCATTTTCAATAAGATACTTTCTAGCCTCTAGTACTTTTTTACTTACTATCTTCTTATAGACCATCTCGAGTAGCTCGTTATCGCTATTAAGGTTAGCAATACACAGCTCTGAATCAATAACGTTCTTTTGAAGTTCATTGATCGCCTTCCGTAAATCGGGGAAGTGACGCTTGACGAGTTGGATAAATTTGATCTTTTGTTCATCTGTAACTTTAATGTTTTCATTTTTAAGAATATAATAACACCGTTTAACTGCTAATTCAACTACAGGCTTAATATCTAGAGACTGGCACCTTGATTGCAAGGCGGGTATAATTTTATGTTTGTAATTAGCAGTAAGAATAAATCTACAATACTTAGCAAACGTCTCCATAGTATTACGTAGAGCAGCTTGCGCCTGAGCAGTAAGACCATCAGCCTCGTCTAAGATTACTACCTTTACTCCACCGTCAAAGGATTTAGTTTGAGCAAAATTAGTGATATTATGTCTAATGGTATCAATACCAGATTCATCAGAAGCATTAATATAAAGATAATTACATCCGAGTATATCGTTAACAATAACTCTTGCAAGCGTGGTCTTACCAGTACCGGGATTGCCAACAAAAAGAAGATTAGGTATTTCATTTTTAAACTCTTTAACTATATTACGGGTACGTTCATCTAAGATAATATCATCTAGCTTAGCAGGACGATACTTCTCTACCCAAATCTTATCAAAGTCAATCATAATTATTTACCAGAAGAACCAAAACCTTTTTCACCACGAAGAGAATCTTCAATTTCACCTTCACTAACTTCTACGTCATGATTATTATAAACTACAAACTGAGCAATTCTATCTCCGGATTTTATTTGATAATCAGTATTAGTAAGATTGTATAGTTTTATTCCTGCACTACCTCTATATCCACAGTCAATAATACCCGGGTGAGGTAAAATACCATGCTTAAATCCTAGCCCAGATCTACCTTCAATTCTTACCCAATAACCAGGCTCAATGTATGCAAACTTAAGACCTACTTCAATAACAGCAGAGCCTTTAGCAGGAATCACCTTATCTTCAACACATGTAACATCTAGACCAGTATCATCTTTATGATTTTTAGAGGGAAGGACAGCGTTTTCATCAGTCTTCTTAAATTTTAGTATCATATATATCTATAATAAGATATTTTGTAAAATTTTCAAGTGTAGATTAAATATATGTATGGCTGATGAATTAGATGAAGCTGTTAACGATATTATTTCGCAACTTAAGCATAATAATAAGGTTGCAAAGGCTCCTATAGAAGAAAGTGTTCTTAATAAAGAGGACTTAGAGGATTTTCTAATTCAAAATTCAGGAAAGCTTATTAAGAAATCTCTAAGTATTGTAGATAATGTAAATGATTATATATCATCAGCTCCTGAAAATAGAGATGTAGCAGCTTTAGCTGAATTAATAAAAGCATCTTCTTCAGCTATTGAAACTCTTAATAAGTTACATGTTGCTAAAGAAAGAAATGAAACACAACTCGAGGTTAAAAAGATAGACGTAGAAAGCAAAGAGCGAATCAATATAGCTGATAATCAAGCTAAAATCTTACTATCTAGAGAGGATATTATGAAAGCTCTAGTTGAAGACGAGAGTGAAGTAATCGACGTTTAAGAAGTTGGGATATATTGCTGCGTGTAAGAAGTAACCGCAGGTGATGGAGTTACTGGATCAGATGGTATTTTAGTATTATCATCAGCTAAAGAAAGATTAGTATCTGATAATTGACCATCTCCTTTATCTGTCTTATTAGCTAGATTGTCATAATCTTCTACTTCTTCGGGCTTAATGTTTACGTCTGACTTTCTCCTCATAGAGTCAGGTATAGGTGGTAAGTTAGGAGCATATTGAACTGACTGCCCTAAAATACCAGGAATAGAACAATGATGAGAATAGCGACCTCCTCCATCATCTAATGCAATATCTAAATTTACTGACAAAGAGGATGTATCATCATTAGCAGGGTAACGAGCGGGTTCAGTATCTTTAATACCTACTACTCTAACATGCAGACCTGAATCGATCATTTGATCTAAAAGTTCTTGTGTATTAGTACCTAGATACTTATAAGCATCAGTATTTTTAAAATCATCATTAAACTTAAAGACATCTCCTACTAAGAAGCCTCCTCGTTCATATCTTCTCATATAAGACTCGTGTAAATTAATAAACTTTTTGTCAGCCATATTATTATTTATACCAGCTTGCAAAGAATCATACAGTTTTAGCTATCTTTAAGAAAGAAACGTAGAGTATGATAAGCTTGAAAAATTTCAATATCTTCATCGTCTGCTGGTCCTAAACTTTCTTCTAGTTTAAACGAGTGAGAAGTATTAACATCTTTTTTAATATTCCAGCGCCAATTACCATCATGATGAGGGTTTGCTGTAACCTCGCCTTCATTAGGGTGCGGAAGCTTTAGCTTTTTATGAACTTCAACTTCAATAGTATTAAGAATATCTTTAAATGAAACATCAACCTTAACGTCAGCTTTACCAATTAACTCCATAATTTAATTATATTATAGTTCCTTAATCTCGATTTACCACTGAGGTATTAAATATTATAAATGGCTCTTATAAAGTTAACAGACGTTTCAGTTGACAAAAGCGAAAATAACGCTCTTGAAAATGGCTATCTATATAAAGATCTATTGTTAGATTTAGAAACGTCAGTATATTATAATGAACAACTTAATAAAACTACAACATTAAAGGATGTTCAAGGATTGTATGATATAGATGCAATAAAAAATAGCATAACTAACATATTTTTAACTACTCCAGGTCAAAAAATATTAAGCCCAGAATTTGGAATAAACTTAAGAAGATTTCTTTTTGAGCCTATTTCTAATTTTACAGCTTATAGAATAAAATCTGACATAGTTAATAATTTACCTGATCAAGAGCCAAGAATAGAATTAAAAGAAACTACTGTTGTACCTGTTCCGGATGAACATGAGTTTTTTATCACATTACAAATTGATGTTCCATCTCTTAATATCTATGGGATATCATTAAAATCGTTATTAAATAGTAACGGATACTACGTTTTATAATTATGCCAACTGAAGATACAACTAATAAATTTTTAGATTTTAACTTACCTCAAGATGCATATGTTGCTTTTGATGCTGTAAGTTTAAAAGAATATATAGTAGATAGATTAAATGAAAATGAAAAGTTTACTGATCAAAAATTCGATGGTAGTAACCTAGCTGCCGTAATTGATATCATAGCTTATTCTTATCATGTACTTCTTTTCTATTTAAATAATACTGCTTCAGAAGCTAATTTTGATCAAGCTACCTTGTATGAGAATATGAACAAGATAGTTAAGCTTATTGGCTATAAACCCACCGGTAAGCAGACCTCTATTGTAC